GTTAGGGGTAGAATAGAATAACGTAATGAAAGACGAACTAACAGATAAGCAACGAGCATTAGTGGATACAATAGTAGCAACTGGTTGTACCATTAAGGAAGCTTCTAAAAAGGCAGGATATTCAACGAATGGAAGTGAAGAAGCTGGACGTATAAGTGCTTCTCGCGCCCTACGTATTCCAAAGGTACAGACTTATATGCAAACACGTATTGCACAAACTCTGGGCCTTGGAGCAGTAAGTGCGAGTAGGAAACTTATCGACCTATCTAGTGGAGCTAGATCTGAGTACGTTCAGCTCGAAGCTTCCAGAGATATTCTCGATAGAGTAGGGATGAGAGCACCAGACAAGGTGGCTCACAATGTAACAGGCGACATTAAGGTTAATATCGACCTGACTTAAAAAGTGTCGGTACTACCGACTCTTTGTCCACACCACGAGGTACGAGGGGTGGGGGCAAAAACACCCATCGTTAGATGACTAGTGGGGTAACACACACGATAAGGGTTGTTTTTAGTTCGGTATCGCAGATCTCAAATAATTAGGATCTGCAAAAGGTTCGTTAATATGTTTTATGGCAAAAAGAAAATTCAACTTAACGAATGAACCTCACGGAAAGAAGTATAAGAAAACTTCTATTAATAGGAGAAGACCTAAGAAGTCTTCAATGAATAAGGATAAGAAAAGGAATTTCAAACCTTATAATAGACAGGGGAAGTAATGTGCGTTTTTTTAAATAGCATATGTTGCTAGACATTGGTTATGTCAGATAAATTAAAGAATAAATTAAAAAATGTTTGGAAGCAAATAACAAAAGAAAAACCAATACAATCTCAAGAAAATAAACCTTACGATAGAGATGTTTCAGGAGTTGAATCTGCATATCATAATCGTAAAAAACCTAGTATTTACCAAAATATTCTGAAAGTAAAAGATTCATATACATATGGTTATATGGATGCGTTATATGGAAAAAGTAAAGAAGGTGATAATAAAATTATGACTCATTCGGATAGAAAAATTAAAAGTAAGAAAAAGAAATAATATTTAAGTGCGTTTTCATTCATAACCAATCATATACAGAAGATCCTTCAATCAACAACGGAGGATAAATGTTTAAATTAGAATTAGATATTCCAACTTATGCGGAATGGAAAGTTCAAGTTGAAAAGTTTTTAAAAGATCAACCAGAACAATCCAAGAAATATCAAGATCAAGTTCAGAAATTCTGGCAAGATTTTTGGAATGATATTTGGTTAAATATACCAAGCGATAAATAAACATGGATTACTTAGTCAAGATTTGGGATAATCAAGAAGGTTTTGTTCTCAAAAAAGAAATTTTATATCAAGCAGATAACGATGTTAATGCAATGCAAAAAGCAAGTGCTGCTACGCCTGATGGCTGCAGATCGACTTACGAAACAATTGATAAAGAAAAGTATGAAAAAGAAAAGAGGGAAAGGGCAGAAGAAGAAGTTGCTGCCTAAAGATGAAAAAAGCTGAAAAAATCCATATGGATAAGGTAGCAAGTCTTGGATGTTATTGTTGTGAAAGACCTGCTTCCTTACACCATATTAGAAATAATGGAAAAGGTAATGTTGGAATGGGAAGAAAAAGTTCCAACTATGAAGTTATTCCTCTTTGCTATGACCATCATCAAGGCAAGTTTTCAATTCATATGTCAAAAAAAACTTTTATAGAAAAGTTTGGTACAGAAAAAGAAATACTTAAAAATATATTAGAAAGATTAAGGCAGTTTGAATGTCATTCCTCAATTCTTTAAGTCTTAAAGATAGAAGACGTTTAAGAACAATAGTTAAGAAAACCCATTTAAGTTATTATCCAACACACATGATTACTGATTATGAAGCTGATAAATTAGTAGAAGCTCTTGGGGAGGAAACTATCTACAATATGCTTAAAACTAATGTAGGTACTAATGTCGATTAATTTTCAATATAAACCAGAAGGACAAACTTTAAAAACCTTTATGAAGTCTAATGACTTCTTTAGAGGAATGAGAGGGCCAGTTGGTTCAGGTAAATCAGTTGCCTGTTGTATAGAAATATTTCGTAGAGCATTACTTCAAGAGAAGAATAGAGAAGGGAAAAGAAGAACAAGGTGGGCGGTAATAAGAAACACAAATCCACAATTAAAAACAACAACAATTAAAACATGGTTAGATTGGTTCCCTGAAGATGTGTGGGGAGATTTTGCCTGGTCTGTTCCTTATACCCATAGAATAATAAAAGGTGATTTAGATATAGAAGTATTATTTCTAGCTCTTGATAGACCAGAAGATGTAAAGAAATTACTATCTTTAGAACTTACTGGTGTATGGATTAATGAAGCTAGAGAAATACCTAAATCAATTATAGATGCTTGTACTATGAGGGTAGGAAGATTCCCCTCAATGAGAGAAGGTGGAGCAACATGGTATGGAGTTATGGCCGATACTAATGCTCCAGAAGAAGATCATTGGTGGCCCATAATGGCAGCAGATGTTCCTGTACCAGATCACATATCCAGAGAAGAAGCTTTAATGTTAATTAAACCTGATAACTGGTCTTTCTATTCGCAACCACCTGCGTTAAACGAAAAGAAAGATAAAGATGGAATGACTACTGCTTATGATCCAAATGATCTTGCAGAAAATAAAAAAAACTTAACTCCTAAATATTATTCAAATATTATTAGAGGTAAAACAAAAGGATGGATTGATGTTTATGTTTTGAATAAACTTGGATCAATCGAAGAAGGTAAACCTGTCTATCCAAATTTTAGACAAGAATTACATTGTGCTGTCGAACCTTTAGAACCAAATGTATCACAACCTCTATTTATAGGAATTGACTTTGGATTAACCCCTGCAGCAGTCTTTGCTCAAAGATTACTTACGGGGAGATGGCATATCCTAAATGAGTTAGTTTGTTTTGATATGGGGGTGATGAGATTTTCGGAATTACTCAGAGGAGAAATAAGAAAATACTATAGAAATTATGATGTTCAAATCTACGGTGATCCTTCAGGAGATTTTAGATCACAAACAGATGAAAGAACTCCTTTTCAAATTATGAGAAACTATGGATTAAAAGCATTACCCGCTCCATCTAATGATGTTGCTTTAAGAATAGAATCAGTAGATGCAGCACTATCTAGACTACTAGATGGTAAAGCTGGTTTCTTGCTAGACAAAAAATGTATTAATTTAAAAAAGGGTTTTAACGGTGGTTATCATTATCGAAGACTTCAAACATCAGGAGATAGATATGATGAAAAACCATTTAAGAATAGATACTCCCACGTTCACGATGCTCTCCAATATTTAATGATGGGAGCTGGTGAAGGTAGAACACTCCTTTCAGGTAAATCACAAGCTAAACCTACTATTGTTAAAAAGGAATGGGATGTATTTGCAGGGCAAAAAAGAAAGACAAGGAAAGTATGGGATCTATTCAAGAGGAATGGTTAGTTTATTTTTCCAATGAATTAACTAAAAGATATGCTAAATGGAAATTAATTTTAGCTTGGTGGTGGAAGCCTCCTTATGGTTTTAGTCATTGTGGTGCTTTAAAATATATTCCTAAATTAGATATATGGGAACATATTCAATTTACTCACGCAGGTCTTAGAACTTCAATACTTAATAAAGATGAAGCTAGTGAATTATTGAGTAAATTATATCAATTTGAAATATTAATTTGTCCTATTAAAAACGACTGGCATTTATTTCGAATTAAAGAATTGTCCTGCGTATCATTTATTATGAGATTAATAGGATTTTACCGATGGTGGATTATCACTCCCTATCAACTATATTGTGCGTTGCTAAAAGCTGGATATAAGCCATTTTGGAAAAAAAGGGAAAATCATGGCAAAAAAACCAAAAAAACCTAATGAGATCATTGAAGCTATTGAAGAATTACGTTCAGAGGAAGAAGATCTATTAGAACAATTAAAAAAAATAATTAATCCTGAAGATGACGATTTCGATGAAAGTGGTTTTGATGATTTTGATGAGGAAAAATAATGAGTAATGACGGAGATCAAGGCGCACAAGGATCAGATGCAGGTTGGGAAAATACAGTAGATAAAAAAGGAAAAACTATAATTAAAAGAGATGATGAAGTTCAAGCTGATATAGCAAAAAGAAATAAAAAAAGAGAAGAAGAAAAAGAATTTGTTACTATGGGGAAAACGGAAAGATCTCCATTTATGGTATTAAATTTAGGTTTAGATGCTTTTAATAAAGGATCTGTTCATACAAGGCAAATGTTTAAAGATAAAGTATTATCAAAAAAAGGAGTTACTTACGATGGTACTAAATATTCTAAAACCGAATTTGAAGATTTAGATCTTGAAAAACAAAATGAAATTTATGAAGATTTTTTAGAAAATAGAATGACTGGTAAAACAGATGCGTATGGAAACCCCATACAAGGATGGAGAAGGGAAAATATTAAACATACAGACAAACATGGTAATGTAACTACTAAAGTTGTTTGGCAAGGAGGGCCTGATGAAAACGATCCTGCACCTACAAGATTAACAGAACAACAAATAGAAGCAGAATCTGCAGCAGAAATGAAAAAAAGTGAGAAAGAAGAAGCAGCAATTACTGAAGAAGAATATAAAAAAAGAAGAGGATTAAAAGGATCAAGATCAATGTTTGGTCATGCAGGTGGTCGTGGTTATTTTGATCCAGCATAAAAAATAAATGGAATATATAGAAACAGAAGACATTCAATCATATGGATCAATAGATAAAGCTACTGAGATCCTTAAAAAATATAAAGAAGCCCAAGGAATAAAAGATTATTGGAAAGATAAATTCGAAGAAGCTTATGAATATTGTCTTCCTAATAGAGAATCTTTTTATAATGAATCCCCAGGACAAAAGAGAACAGATAAAATATTTGATGAAACTGCTGTAGTTGGAGTACAAGAATTTGCATCAAGACTTCAAGCAGGAATAACACCAACGTTTGCTAGATGGGCAGATTTTCAAGCAGGTTCAGAAATTCCACAAGAACAAAAATCATTTATCAATCTCGAATTAGATAAAATTACAGATTACGTATTTCAACTTTTACAACAATCTAACTTTAACCAAGAGATACATGAAGCATTTATGGATCTTGCTATTGGTACAGGAGTTATACTTGTTGAAGAAGGTGATGCAGTTAATCCAATTAAATTTACATCAGTACCTTTAACAAGAGTATGTTTAAATAATGGGCCTGATGGAAAAATAGATACAATTTATAGAACAAGAATATGTAAACCAGAAGAAGTAAAAATTCTTTATCCAAAAGCAGAGTTACCAGAAAATTTTGACGTATTAAAAAATAAAAAGAAAGTTAAACTTATTGAAGCTATTTATAAAGTTTATGAAGAAAATGTAGAAAAATATAAATTCTGTGTTGTTATGGAAAATCCTAAAGCAATTATCTTAGAAGAATTTTATGAAGGCGAAGGTTCAAATCCTTATTTAGTATTTAGATGGAATAAAGCATCTGGAGAAGTATATGGCAGAGGGCCTGTCTTTAATGCAATGGGAGCAATTAAAACTTGTAACCTTACAATAGAATTAATATTACAAAATGCACAAATGTCAGTAAGTGGAGTTTATACTTACGAAGATGATGGTGTAATTAATCCTGATAATATTTCCCT